TGAAATCTTATTTATCGTTAGTTCAGACAGTTCTGCTTTTTTTGCAAAATCTTTTAGCGATATATCTATATTTTTATTACATATCCAATAGTATGTTAATCCGGCACTAACCGATTGCGGTCTAGCCCTATTTAATTTTGAAGATTTATTTTTAATTTTAGTATATAATTCAATCACTTCATTTTTCTGTGATTGTATTGCATTAAATTTATCCATCAGATTTTCAACTAAATTTATAGGTGTTATATAAGTAGTGTGAATTTTAGAATCTTTGGGCATATTTAGATTCACATATTTTAATCCTTTCAAGCCGGTTTTTCTACTCAATTCGAAAGTTTTAATTAAATTTTCGTGAGTCTGTGGTTTTCCAGATAATTTATAAGCGTGAAATACACATGCGAAAATTATAGCTTTTCTCGAATTCCCTCTAAATATCTGCCCTTTACATACTTGAAAATATATCTGATTCGCTGAACTCACAATTTTATCACCGAATCCCATCGTTTCCACATCTTTATATATATTCCGTTCTTCAGATTTACGTGCTTGCACTCGATTCGGATCGGAAGTTCGTTTATTATCAGATTTTCCATAATATCTCCATTCTTTCCCTTGAAAGAAAGTTTTTTCCAATTCTTCACCGCAATCAGCACACGCCGTTAATCCGTTATCTTTTGTTATGTTAATATGCGGGCATACAATATTTGGAATCTGTTGTTGTATTAATATATCTGTTTCCATACCGGCAATATTCATTCTTTCATATTCACTCAACGCTTCTTCAAAACAAGAAAAATCCATCATTTAGTTTCTGATTAAATGAAATACTAAATATTTAGTATTTCATTTTTTATTTTTTATATCTTTTATATCTTTTATTAAAAAATTGATTTTAAATATTAGTTATTTTATATATATCTAAAATGTCTAAATACAATTGTGAAAAGTGTGGAAAAGAGTTTAAGAAAAAAACTCAATATACGACACATATTAATAAAAAAAAACCGTGTATTGCTGAAAGTAAAATAAAAGAAATGGTTGATAATGACGGTAAAGAAAACCTAAACGAAGATAAAAAAACTTTATCGAACGACATAATTAACAATCTTGAAATATTATATGATAATAAAATCGTTAAAGATATCCCACCTAAAAAAATACATATACCAAAACCGATTTTAAAGTGGGTTGGTGGAAAAACTCAAATAATAGATAAACTTATTGCGAATTTTCCGGTTGAAATAAATAATTATCGTGAAGCATTTTTAGGAGGTGGTAGTGTTTTATTAACTTTATTATCTTATGTAAAAAGCGGAATTATACAGGTACGAGGTAATATATACGCGTACGATTTGAATGAACCATTAATCAATATTTACAAAAACATTCAAACACGTCATGCTGAATTATATGATATACTACAAACTATTATTGCCGATTTTAATGAATGTGGAAACGGAGAAATAAATAGAAGACCTGTAGATATCATAGAAGCGAAAATCGCAAAAGAAAATTATTATTATTGGATAAGAAGCGAATATAACAAATTATGCTTAAATGATAAAAATGATATAATAGGTTCTGCCATGTTTATTTTCCTAAATAAAACATGTTTTAGAGGTGTATTCAGGGTGGGACCAAAAGGATTTAATGTTCCTTACGGGCATTATAAAAATCCAGAAATTATAAACATCAATCATTTAGAAGAAATACATGATTTAATACAAAATGTTGTATTTGATTGTTGTGATTTTAACACATCGCTAATAAATGTAGAACAGGGTGATTTTATATATCTTGACCCTCCATATGCACCCGAAACAAATACTTCATTTGTAGGATATACTGAAAATGGGTTTAATATAGAAAATCATAACGATTTATTTAAAATAATACATATTTTAACGGATACAAATAAAAAAATAATGTTAAGTAATGCTGATGTGAGTTTAGTACGTGAAAACTTTACAAATGAAAAATATACAACGTTATCAATTTTATGTAAAAGGTCAATTAATTCTAAAAACCCAGACGCAAAGGCAAAAGAAGTTATTATAAAAAATTATTAAACCATATATCAAATGTTTCAAAATAGTTTTCATCGTCGCCAAATAAAACTACAATATTATTTTCATTAAATATTGTATTTAATATTATATATTTTTTCTCATTTGAAATAAGTTTATTTTTCAAAAAATCGCTCACGCAAAATCCATAAAACACCTCAAACTCCACACCCAACACTAATTCATACTCTCTTTTAAGTGAAGGACCGGACCATAATTTAGTCTCTACTGATCCCTCTACTCTTTGCTCTTTTTTTTTCTAATATTTTTATTACTTTTCTTCCACTTGTATATTCAATAATATATGCTTCGTCTGGACATCTAAACAAATCAATGTTGTATTTATTTTTCATATATATTTTTAACCCGTTTTGTAATACAAATACTATTGTTTTATCGTTAAATGTTTTTGATAAATAGTAATCGTATACTTTTTTTGATTTTTTTGTAAAACTTTTTTTGATATATCCCATTTCTAATAATCTTTGTTGATTATTAGTTTTTTTTTTCAAACTTTTTCCCATAATAATTCGTGTTTGCACCACCGGCACCAGTCCCTCTATTACTAATAATTGTGTTTTCTCCTGTTATGTTCAATTCATTCATCTTTGTATATTAATGTAATACTTGTGCAAGTATTACATTTTAATTTTTTAATTAATCAATTTTACGAAAATAATTTAATAATACACGTGTCAAGTCATATTAAAAGTAATAAGTGAAATATGAAATTATATTTAGGTTTCTTGTGAAATATTCGAATACTTTCAAAAATAAATAATAGAATAAAAGTATCGTTTGAAATTTAAAAAATGTAAAATTAAATTATTTATCAAGTTTTGAAATCTTATGCAAAATTTGTTTTAATTTAGGAGTAATTTTTTTCAAAAAATCATCATTCTCGCTATTTTCATCTGTGAATTCAAAAGGATCGGCTCTTACTGTTCTGTTTGGTTGTGTCTCGTATACTTCATCGTTATCATCTAAAATAATTGTATTATTTTTAGAATACCCTTTTAATTTGTATGTTTTCCATAGTAAAGAAAGATCTTTTGAATTTTTGGTTAGCTTTTTTGAAATATCACAATGATAAGAAAAAAATATATAATCTAGATGTCTATTTTTCTTATTTTTTAATATCATATTTTCTATAATGAAAAGAGCATAATCTTTTGTAGCAGCTGTCCAAACCGATACATTGAAATTTTTGAAAAGGAATTTAAGAAATTTTTGTAGACCTGGTCTCTCAAACACTAGATAGTAATCGTCCATATTCTTATACTTGAATAGCTTAGTTTTTTTCTCGTGTTTTTTGTTATCAAAACTTTCAAAAGGTTCGGAAGATATAAGAGTTTGGTCAAGATCTAAAATAATATTTGGTTTATTCATTTATTTATATTAAAAAGAAGTATTTATATTTTTATAATTAATATTAATTATAAAATTAACTACCTGGTCTTAAGTGTGGAGGTATTTTAGACGCATCTTCCTGCTCTCTATTTTTTTGCATTGCCATAGCGGTTGCTAACAAACTTGAATTTTTAACTCCTGTGTTTGATCCACTTTCTGTTTTTATACCTCTCTTAACTTCTCGAGATTGTTCTTCAAATTCACCAAATTCATTCAGTTCGTAATTTCCCACACCTGATCTAATTCCGGTAGGTGGCGGTTTAAGTTGTGAAAATCGCTCCTCATCGTTTTCAACAGCAGGTTCTTGATTTTCAAATATATTTTCTTCACCATTTTCATCTTCACTCGGTAATTCATCAATCATTGTAACTTTTTTAGTCGATTTTTTCTTTTCGTTAATTTTTATTTTTACATCATCACTGGTATTATTTTGTTTGTTATCATCCACCGGATTTAAAATAATAATGGGTTTTGTTTTTTCTTGTTGCTTTTTATTGTTAATAATTTCTTCTATCCATCTAAAAGCTGTTCCACCTTCGTATTTCTCGACTCCTCCATCTGGATATAAAATTAAAATACAGGGTACAGCTTTTACGAGGAGAGTTTTAGATTTTAAAATTTTTTTCCTAATATCTTTATTATCTATACAAATATTAGATATTTCCGTATTCTCAAAATTGGTAATGGTATTTCTCACCATGTCCATCAGTTTTTTACAAGTATGGGAATATTTACTGTATAAGATAACAATTCTGTTCATTTATTTTGTTATTTTACTATTTTAAATAAATTTAAAATAGTAATAATTAATAAAAAGATGTCTTATAAAACAATAAACCTACAAAATCAGAGGGATCTTAATTTTGTAAGAAATGCATTATACGAAACCACGGGTACGAATTCAAATGGTGTTAATAGCCTATTTAGCGAAGAAAACATAAAAGAAATGTCGAGAAAAATATCGAGTAGTTTAGAAGGTGTCGACCCTCGTAATAGAAAAATAATTGTCCCAGATGAAACAATTATTAACGTATTGAATACTGTTTATCAAAATTTTAAACCGAATACAGGAGATATATACGGGAGATATAATAGCGCTTCTTTATCGTCAGATATTAATAATGATTCTAACAATATTATATATCAAACGATCGAAATCATTGTTTCAGATGTAAAAAGTAATATTGGTATGGAAGAAGCGAATAGTTCTCTATCTGTTTGGACTACAGTTCTAGGAGATTTTAACGAACATGGTTTAATGCAACATCCCAAGATAAAACTAAAAAATAGAAGACCTACTTCTGGATTATTTCACATGCATTATTAAATTTTTTAAAATTTAACCATCTCTTCAAAAAGAACTCCTATAGAATGATATTCCGGTAGATTATTCACAATTCCGTGAGCGTTGTAATCGGTTTTTGTAAAACTATTTCTAAATTCTGTTATTGACATATTACCTCCATATTCGGACAACATTCTCCAATGTGGAGCGAAATCGATTATTCTGTTTTTTGTATTCATAATTTTATTATACATAATTAATAGTAACATATCCGAAGTGTTGTACATACTATCGTGTTTATTTTCTTTAATAAAAGAACGACAGCAATTAAACGAACAGAAAACTCCATCTGTTAGATAATAATCTTTTTTATTAATATTAATTCGAGTATCTTCAATATTTTCACCTCTTCTAATCGTTACATTTTCTTTTATAGTGTAAACATCTCTACTTATTTCAGATCTATATCTTTTAACCGCTTGGTCAGATATATATCTAATCGGGCAGCCAATCGGTTGACTATCGAAAGGATTCCGACACCAATAACAATTATAAGATAGAATGTTTATATCTTTTGACGATGCAAAATCTATCATTGAAACTGAACATATATGATTTTTCTTCGATTCGTCTAAAAAATTAACGGATTCGTTCCTAATTTTTGCACTGTTTAATTCGGAAATTTTTGTAGTGTTTAGCGGATTTACAACTGGGTTTGAAATATTTGAAACCAGTGATATATTATATTTTTGGTCTATTTTTTCCATATCAATATTTGATAATCTAAAAGTGTACTTTTTTGACATTAAAAAATTTGTTTATTAAATTATCTTATAGTAATTTAAATCAATTTTTAAATGTAATGTTATATAAATGTTTATTTGTAATTTTATTTAATTTATTGTTTATTTTTTACAATATTCATATTAAAATTAGAATTATTTATTTTTGCAATTTTAAGAGGTATAAACATTTTTTCATGTTTCATCGTTTCAAGCAATTTTGTTATGTCGCCTCTACTAATTTCTAAATAAATATCTGTATCGTATAACATGTTTTGATAATTAACTTCGTATAAATTTGATTGTATATTAGGTAAAATTATTTGTTGTATTGTATCGGGTTCAGTTATAAAATCACTCTTCCTTTTTTTACATGTTTCTATTTTTGGTATTTCTGCAGGTACTGTTATATCGTATGTTTCATTCAATTTGATTTCATCTTCAAATAGATTTTTAAAATATTCATATACTAATACATTATCTTCATTAATAATATCGTCAATATTAACTACTGAATCTTCATTTTCATTAGAGTTATCCATTTACTCGGCTTAAATTAAATTATTTTAGATAATTTAATTTTTTCAATTTTTATTATAAAATAATGAAATAAAGATAAAATGACAATGCATTACAATAAATGCCATAATAAAATCTGGATTGAAAATATATCGGAACTTTTTTGCAATTCAAATTTAATTCCTTTGGAAGGTATGAGCTTAGAAGGTCAATTAAATTCTATAACACGATTAGTATTTGTCACATATTTAATTATTTTACTTTTACGTGTAAAAAATTCAACAATTTTTTTATTACTTTCTTTATTATTAATTATTATTTTGTATTATATACAAAGGAAGCAAATGGAACATTTTAAAACTGAAAACTATAAACCGTTATACGTAAAAAATATATCCCGTGATATACAACAACCTATAGCGCAAATTTTTGAAACACTTAAACCTAGTAGAAATGATGTATTAAGAGATATAGATTATCGTAGTGTTAATACTAATGAATATATATCTGAAAATCAACTACTTTCTGGACCCCCAAATCCAAAAACTTTGATAGCTCCGATAGTGATGACTCCTTTAGCAGATACTACACATTGGAGGGTGAATAATTTATATGTACCAAGTGGTATAAATGAGGAGAGTAATACAGATTTGAAACTTTCCGGGTACGAAGTTTCAGATCATACTAAAAATATTTCCAAAAATGCTCAAATTTATGAGGGATATAATAATACAGCTCAAATATCTTCACCGGATGATAACAATCGAATTTTTACGCGAATAATACAACCTGGAATATATTCTAAAAATGAGAATATATCCCCAATTTTACAAAATATAGGTCTTACACAGCAAGACCAATTTCACCCTTTATCGTACGAATACGATGATCGTGGAAATTTAATCGAAACTCAAGGTAAAGACCAAATTAAAGGTGAAATGTTAGATCCATATATTGAATCTATAAATGAATCTACTGTTTACGACCCGAGACATTATGGGTACGGAACGGATTATCGTTCTTATGTAGATCCTACAGTTGGACAGCCAAGATTTTTTTACGATGATATTAATTCTGTTAGAATGCCAAATTATTTAACGCGAAATAAGGTTGATTTTATTCAAGAAGGAACTACTTACGGACCTATTAAGCAGACCGACAACACTGAAGATATAAGAGATATCGCTCAGAATGCGTGGATAAATAACACGAATGCGCAGAGAGCCGACCTACAATTTAGCCTGATGAGAAAAAATAATTCCGAAGCATGGCAACGAAAAATGTATCCGATTAGAACAAACGGTTTTAAAGGTAGTATGATGGCTAGGCGATAATTTTTAAATAATTTTTAAATAAATTAAAAATAACTAGATAAAAAAGCACCGGAACCGTTGGTATTTTTTCTAATAGTTTTTGAAACCAAACGCTTTCTATTTTTACCGCTCTTCTCAAAAATTAAATATTCTTTTTCATTCGTTTCATGTATTCTTAATACATCATCTCTCAGATTTTCAAATATAACTAAAGGTTCGTTCGGTTCGGCCGGTAATAGACCGTAAAAATGAACACCTTTCCATATATAACCTTTATTATTGGGCATATTTGACAATTTATTCATCATATAAGTAGGTAGACCGTTCTGAATTTTATAAAAATATTGTAAAGCTCTCGCAGATTCTTTTTCTAAATACCGTAATCGCCTTTCTTCATCATTCTGATCTTTATGGAATTTTTTAGACGAAATTTTTTGTTCTTCTAATAATTTAACATCGTTTATTTTTTTCTGTCGTTTCTCGGTCGCTTTTTTTTTAATTTCTTGCTCATTGGTAGAATATTGAGCTACTAATTCTTTATTTAATTTACCTTCTTCAAGATCTGTTAATCGTTTATTTAAAATGTCTAGACTGAGTTCTTTATCAACATTTCCGTTTTCAAGTTTTTTAATCTGATTTAAATTATATTCGAAATTACTATCCATAGAACCTCTTAATCTGCTAATAGTTTCATCATTTCTATCAATACATTTTTGAATTAAAGTTATTTCATTATTAATTCTATTTTTTTCTTTAATTTTCATAATATCCATTTTTATCAATTATTAAAATAATTATATATTTATTTAAATATAAATGGAAGATTCCGCTAAAAAAGAACAAAATATCGACTTAAATGATAATGTTGGTCGAGCTGTTGTTCAATGCGACGCTTTATTAAATGAAATATCCGAAATTAAGACTGAGATTTTAAATAAAAATATCGCTCTAACTTTACAAAATTTTTTCGAGTTTATTGTTAAATTGATGGAATTGGTCGAAACGAATAAAAAATTAACAGGAGAACAGAAACGAATGGTTGTAATCAAAGTCGTTAATGAATGTGTAGAAGAAAGTGAATTAATTAAATTGGGTAAAGAATTAACGGAAAATTTAGTTTCTGTTGTTTTACCTAAAACCATTGATTTGGTGATAGCGAGTAGTAAAGGATTAAATAATATTAATAAAAAAATGGCTGATATTGTGAAAAAAGAAAAAAATTGTTTAGTGAAACTAATTAAAAAATTGTGCTGTTGTTGCTGTAGAAAATAATATATATTATAATTTCAATTAAAATTTAATTAAAATTAAAAACCGTCTTCATAACAGGTAAACGGTGGATTTTCTGTAGAATAAATAAAGAGTGCTGTATTTCCAAAAGAGGTTTTACATTTCCATCCTAGTTCATTCAATTCTTTAATCACCATTTCAACCATTATTTGAATTTGTTCTGTTTCATTTTTCATATGTTTATTAAAAAATAAATCTAATTCAAAATATACACTTTCTTCATTTTTAATAATATGTTCGTATAATTCACGTCTAAAATAACAAAGAGTTCGTTCGTAATGTAGTTTTTTAAAATTATTTTTATTTCGAACATTTAATTTCGATGGGAAGTTGATCATTTTTAATGTCTATTTTTATTTTTAGATAATTTACCCAGCGAAGAAATTATATTGTTTATTTTTTCTTCGATATCTGAAGTCCTGGAATTTCTATTACGCATTTCTTGCATTTTTTTGTCTCTTTTTTGTTCGCGTTTTTCCCTGATTTCTCTTTCAATTCTTTCTATTTCTTCGATTATAGCGTCTCGTTTCATTCGTCTTTCCATTTTCTCAATCTTCTCAATATCTTCTTTTTGTTTAGTATCAGCAACGATTTTTTTAACATCTTCAACTCTTTCTACCTTTTTTCTATCGTGTTTATCGTGTTTATCATGTTTATCATGTTTATCGTGTTTATCATGTTTATCATGTTTATCGTGTTTATCATGTTTATCATGTTTATCATGTTTATCATGTTTATCATGTTTATCATGTTTATCATGTTTATCATGTTTATCATGTTTATCGTGTTTATCGTGTTTATCATGTTTATCGTGTTTATTTTTTCTTTCATTTTTATCATCGTCTGTATCTTCGGACATATTAACCAAATTTTCACTTTTTTCGGTATTCGAAGTTTCCGACTCGACATCGGAACTCATAAAATCGGTACTCGAAGCATTTTCTGTATTGTTGACATTGTCTTCAATATCATCACCGCTTTCATCAGATTCAACATCGGATTCAACATCCGAAACATCAATCGAACCGTCTTCTGAGCCATCATCAGAATCATTATTGTCGCTTTCATCTGAATTTACAGAACTAACATCTGAATCGCTATTGACACTTTCTGCTTCAGAACCGTCATCACTGCTATCATCAGATTTATCTGTGCTTTTATCGTCTTCTTTCTGTTCGATAATAGATTTAAGATAATCTATTTCATCTTTACATTCTTGTAAAGATTTTTCCATTTTTTCTTTATAATTTACCAATTCGTTTTTTTCCAATTTTAATTTTGTATTTTCCGATTTGTAAATTTCAAGTAGTTTTAAATTTTCGGAATCTTGTTGAGATGTAGATGATTTAATAGAGAGCTCATCATCACTCGCTTCTCTCCGGTATTTTTTTTGAGATTTTCTCACGGCCTTCAGTTTTGTTATCTCTTGAATTGTTTCCGGTGCTTTGATTTCAACAACATTTTCTAAAGGTGATTTAGTTTCTTCGACTGTATTATCATTTTCCTTATTGCCATCTTCATCTTTATGTTCGATATTGTTATTTTTAGAAACGATATTCACCACTGCTTTTGGAACATTTTTAACAACTTGTTTAGGTCTTTTAGACCCTGTAGTATCAGGATTATCACCATATACTTCTTTTTGAGAAGTAAATTTATAAGTATCTCCACAAGAATTTAAAAATTCTAATAATTGATTATCTAATTTTGGGGATGCGAAAATCCATCCCGGTCCTCCATTCGTAAGTCTCTGATTCCATCTACCTCCTATAAGATGAAAAGTTTTATGATATTTATCTTTATCGCCTCTTACAACATACGACAGTTGTGAATACGGTTCTACTGTTAAATCTGTCATTTAATTGTTTATTTTATTTACTTTAAATTTAATTTTTTGAATTTTAAGAAATATAAGTGAAAATTAAAATTAATTAAAAATGAGAATTAGATTGAAAAATTTTCGATGTTATATAGATGAAAGTTTTGATTTTGGAGACGATGGATTAACATTAATATCTGGAATTTCCGGTTCTGGTAAAAGTTCTATAATGATAGGAATTAATTTTGCTTTATTTGGTCATGGAACAAAATTATCGAATAATCCCGAATTGCCGTTATCTGTAGAGTTTGAATTCGATGGAATGAAAATATTTAGAGGAAAAAAACCGAATCGTTTAATCGTTAATGATATTCATGAAGATGAAGAAGGTCAAGATATTATAAATACAAAATTTGGAGATACTTTTAATAATATCGGTTATATAGCTCAAAATGCTGCGAATTCTTTTATTCTTATGAATCCCGCTGAAAAATTGGAATTCTTGGAAAAATTCGCTTTTAAAGATATTGATTTACTAGGAATTAAAAAACGATGTAAAGATTGTATTGTTGAAAAAAACAATTCTTTGATATCTGTAGTCTCACAGATTGAAATGGGGATAGAAGTATTAAATAATTTACAGAAACCTGAAAATGTAAAATTTCCAATAAAGTGTAAAAAGAGTGATATAGAAAAAGTGATTAAGAATCAAGAAATTAAATATAAGAATTCTACCGTTCTTGATAAAAAAACAAGGAAAGAAATAGAAAAAATAAAAACGGAGATTGTTGAATTAAATAATTTGGTAAATTTTAAAGAAGATAAAAATATAGAAATTTCAAAACTTAATTCCGAGTTTGAAAATTTAGAGATTGAAAAAGTTAATATACATTATTCTGAGGATGAATTACATGAATATAAAAACAGGTTAAAAAATTTAATCTCTAAAAGAGAATTTTTAACAGTTAAAAATACGTATGAGAGCGATATAAAAAAATTGGAAGATATGAAAAATAATGAGATTAAAGCGTATACAGAAGAATACGAATCTATAAATATATGGAAAGATTATTCTAAAGATGAAACCTTAACTATGATTACCGATTTTGAAAACTGTATAAATTCTTTGAAACTTATGAACGGATTAATTAAAGAGAATGAAAAAATTTCTAATATAACTGAAGAAATTTTAAAAGAGAAAACAGAACAACTAGAAAATTATAGGGTTGAGGTTGAAAAGAAGAAAGAAATTTTATTTAAACTGGGTTCAAAAAGCGAAATCTACAATTGCCCATGCTGTCATTCAAAGTTGAGTTTTAAAGATAATAACCTTGTTATTTTTAATAATGACGATTTATTGAATGATGAAGTTAATATGGAACTATTACAATCTGAAATTGAAAACCTTAAAATAAATATTAAAAAATTAGAAGCTTTAATACCATCTATTAAAAATAAATTAGAAATTAAAACATCAAACAATGATAAAATTAAACAGATAATAGACTCTTACGATGAACTACCCGCTATTTTAGAAACTCAACAAGATTTAGATTATATGAAAAAATATCACACTGATAATTTAGATAAAGAAAGAAGAAAAAAACAATTGGAAAACTCGATTACCAATAATATATTTTCTAAATCGTATAGTTCTTTTTTTAATACCGTTCAAAAAGAAAAAATTAAATTGGATTCTATAATTTTAGAAAACGATGATTTTATTGAAGAATTAACGGAAGAAGAATTGAGAGAAAAAATTATTCTATTGAATCAAAATAACAATAAAATTTCAGCGATTAATAATAAATTAATTTTTATAGAAAAAGAAATAAAACGATATGCCTGTTTAATAGAAAATAAAAATAAAATTTACTGTGAAAAATATGGAACTGTAAAAGAATCGTTTGTATTAGAAAATGTTTTAATAGAATTGGAAACTAAATTAAAGGAGATAGAAGAGAGTAAAATTATTTTATATGAGATTTTACAAAATATAGAAAAATATAAAAGAAATCAAGAGTTGTTAGATAACTATAATATATGGGAAGAAAAAATTAAACAGTTAAAAATAAAAGAAAACGAGGAAAGGAATCAATATTCGGCGATGTTAATTTTGAAAGAAAAAATTTTAGAAGCTGAGAGTGTTGCGATGAGTTCTATGATTTCTTCTATAAATACACATTGTCAGTTATATCTTGATTATTTTTTTCCGGAAAATTCAATAAGTGTTAAACTAGTTTCTTTTAAGGAAACTAAAAAGGTTAAAAAACCTCAAATAAATTTAGAGATAGAATATAAGGGAATGGAATGTGACATTAATATGTTAAGTGGTGGAGAATTGGCGCGTGTGATACTTGCTTATACATTAGCTCTTACAGAAATGTTTAATATTCCGTTATTATTGCTAGATGAATGTACTGCTAGCTTAGACGAAGAAACAACTATTGTTATTTTTGATGGAATTAGGGAAAATTTTAAAGGTAAAAACGTGTTAATAATTGCTCATCAAGTAATAAACGGAATGTTCGATAGAGTGATTAATTTATAAGTTTTATAATATATCTATATATTTCCAAATATTAAATATTTGGAAATCTATTATTTTATCTATAACTGCTAACTATAAAATTATTTTAAAAATTATCTAACTATTCTAAATGTAACATACCCATTTTTTCTTGTTATTTTTATGATATCGCCTTTTTCGTATGCATAGAATCTAGAAATTGGATCGTTTTTAAGTATTATCGGGAATTTAGTCCCGTGATTCCTTTTAAAAATAATACTCTCTTCGTTTGAAAGTTTTTCATGTAAAGGAACTAATCTATGTTTAGTTATATTATATTGTAATTCTTCTTCTGTAAAAAGTTCTATTTTCATCTCGTTCGCGGTATTTATTATTTTTCTAGCCATCTGAGTCACAGTTTCTTTTAAAATAATGATAATATGATTTATAGACAATTGATGCATTAAAGTCATATATTCTTGTACTCTTTCAACATTAAATTTTGATATATTAGAAATAAACGCGCATATTTCAGTATTATCTTGTTTTAATCCTGTTATTTTATCATCGTCGTGATCTAATATTTTATATCCTCTTTGTATAAACATTTCCATACAAGTTTGGTGAGCTTTATTCATGTTTTTTAAAAAGAAAATTAAATTTAAAAATAAAAAATCATTTTTAAATAATTATAATAATAAATAAATAAACATGAGCAATAATTTTGTATATATTACAGGAGCTACGGGAGCCAGAGGTGCTACGGGCGCTACGGGAGCCAGAGGTGCTACGGGCGCTACGGGAGCCAGAGGTGCTACGGGCGCTACGGGAGCCAGAGGTGCTACAGGAGCTACAGGAGCTAGAGGTCCTACAGGTGATATAGGTCCTACAGGTGATATAGGTCCTACAGGTGATACAGGACCTAGAGGTAATACCGGTGCTACGGGAATACAAGGTTTAAGAGGACCTACAGGTAATAATGGTGCTACGGGAATACAAGGTTTAAGAGGTACTACTGGTAATACTGGTGCTACGGGAATACAAGGTTTAAGAGGTACTACTGGTAATACTGGTGCTACGGGAATACAAGGTTTAAGAGGTACTACTGGTAATACTGGTGCTACGGGAATACAAGGTTTAAGAGGTGTTACTGGTAATACCGGCGCTACTGGTAATACTGGTGCTACAGGTGCTATTGGGATACAAGGTTTAAGAGGTGCTACTGGTAATACTGGTGCTACTGGTGCTACTGGTGCTACCGGTAATATCGGTAATACTGGCGCTACAGGTGCTATTGGAATACAAGGTTTAAGAGGTGTTACTGGTAATACTGGTAATACTGGTAATACTGGTAATACTGGCGCTACAGGAGCTACAGGAGCTACAGGAGCTAGCGGTGTTGCGGGAATACAAGGTTTAAGAGGCGCTACTGGTAATACCGGGCCTGCTGGTCCTACAGGTGCTATCGGAATACAAGGTTTAAGAGGTGCTACTGGTGAAAAAGGAGCTACCGGGGATATGGGGAACGGATTAACTTTAGATTCTGTAAATATTAATGTGTATGGTGGAACTACAGGACCAAATGCGTCTGCTAGTTCTAATAACGTTTTAATTGGGTCTGGAGCGGGAGCTTCAGCTACACTTTTAAAATCTAGTGTTGGTATAGGAATTGACGCTATGCGATATGGAGGAAATACTAATTTAAGTTCGAATTCCGTAGCTATAGGTTATAGAAGTTTATATTCATTTTCTAACACAAATTCGGTTGCTATAGGTCATAGAGCATCTCAGACGAGTTGTTCGGGATCTACTATATCTATAGGAACATTAGCCGGTTCGCAAAGCCAAGGTCAATACGGAATTGCTATAGGGGTTTATAGCGGGCAAACTTCACAACAAAGTAACGGTGTCGCAATTGGAAATATGTCAGGTAGTTATAGTCAAAGTACAAATTCAGTTGCTATTGGTGTTTATAGCGGACAAACTTCTCAACAAAGTAATTGTGTTGCAATTGGAAATATGTCAGGTAATTATAGTCAAAGTACAAATTCAATAGCAATTGGTGTTTATAGCGGGCAAACTTCTCAACAAGGTAACGGTGTTGCAATTGGAATTTCAGCTGGTAGTTGTAGCCAGGGATTAAATTCGGTAGCTATCGGGAGTTATTCTGGAAAAACTAATCAAGGAAATGGCGCGATAGCTATTGGATTTCAATCAGGTATATTGGCTCAAGGACAAGATTCAATTTCGTTTGGAACTAATTCAGCCCAATTTGGTCAAAACTCTAATTCAATAGCGATCGGAAATTTAGCCGGCCAATGTACGCAAGGTCAAAATTCAGTTGCTATTGGACCTAACAGCGGTCAAACTAGACAAGGGAGTGGCTCTGTTTCTTTAGGTAACATGGCAGGGCAAAATAGCCAAGGATTAAATTCGATCGCTATTGGTAATTCTTCCGGAAAAACTAAACAAGGTTCTAATTCAATTGCTATAGGTTATTTAGCTGCTTCTAACAATCAGCATAATAATTCAATTGTTATAAATTCGTCGGGTGTGAGTTTAGATACTACTCAAGCGAATAGTTTATTTGTTAAGCCTGTGAGGAACTTTAAAAATTCAAATTACTTATTATATGATTCTTCTACCGGAGAAGTAACGTATAGTTTGGATGGTGG